GTTTTGTGGGTACCCATGTAGGATTTTATATACCCTTGGGGTCGGCGTGCCGTTCTTTTGCACTCTTACTGGCGTGACATGAATTGCAAAGGGGCTGTAAGTTGTCAAAGTCCCAGAAGTCGCCGCCTAGTCTCACTGGCTTTATGTGGTCCACCATTTGCGCCTCTGTGATTAACCCAACGGCTTCGCATGTAGTGCAAAGCGGGTTAGTTTGCAGCACAATTTCGCGCACGTTTCTCCATTGTTTAGTATTATACCTTGGCTCTATGTAGGCGCCCTTGGTGTATTCTAAACGCCTGCGCTGGCTCTGTTTGCTCTTGTTTATTGTCGGCATGGTTAAAAGCTTATGTCTTCTGTGTATTGAGTAAGTTGGCCTTCAAATTTAACAGGGATTACACAACATTCGCCGTTCCTGTTCTTGCCTATAATTAGCTCAGCGTCTTCTATTGGCGGCTTGTCTTGACTGTAATAAGCGGGGCGAAATGGAAACAGCACAACGTCTGCGTCCTGCTCAATAGCGCCAGACTCTCTAAGGTCGCTAAGTAGTGGGCGCTTGTCTTGTCGTGTCTCAGAGGCCCTGCTAAGCTGTGCTAAGACTATAACAGTAAGCCCTAGCTCTTTAGCTAATAGCTTTAGGTTTCTGCTTATTTCTGCTATTTCCTGCTCTCTGTTCTGCTTGGTGCCCTTCACTAGCTGTATATAGTCTATAACCAGTAAGTCTAGCCCGTGCTTTGCTTTGTGCAGCTTAACCTTTGCTTTGATGTCGTTAATAGAAGTCTCTGGGTCGTCGTCAATAAAAAAGTTAATAGTCTGGCTGTTTGCTACATTGCAGAGCCTTAACACGTCCTGCTCTTTAAGGTTGCCGTTTCTCACTTTGTAGTTGGGTATTTGCCCTATGAGGCTTATATAACGCTTAGCCAGTTGCTCATTAGACATTTCTAAAGACAAAAATAATGCCTTACCTCCAACGCTTGCAAAGTCTTTTGTAAGGCTTAAAGCTATTGCTGTTTTACCCATTGCTGGGCGTCCTGCTATTACGATTAAGTCGCCGTTGTTATAGCCTCCTATATACTTGTCTAGAAACTGCCAGCCAGTAGGTTTGCCCGTTAGTTTTTTGCCGTGCTTTATGTTCTCAGTAATTAAGTCTACGACTCTATTGGTTTCGTTAATAATACTCTTAGGCTCTTTGCTTACGCTAAACTCTGCGCTGTCTATTAACTGCTGCACTTCCGTTAAAAGTTCCTTTAGTTCTTTTTTGTAATTTACCCCTTGTAAGTCCTTAACAAACTTTTCGTGTAGGTATTCGTATTGGAGATTTGCCAAATAAGGGCCTAAATTTGACTTTGTAGCTACTTTCTGCTGTATATAGAGGGTAGACATTAACTCGTCCCTTTTTAGTTCCTTAGAGAGCCTCATTACTTCGAAGGGTTCGTTTTGAAGGTAAAAAGACGTCATAAGGTTTATAAGCTTACGGTGCAAAGGCAAGGTAAACCACTGGGGCTTAATGCGTGGGAGGTGGTGGTGAAACTCTGGGTAAAAGAGTAGCTGGCCTATAATGTGCTCTTCGTTAATCATTGTCGAGGGTTGCTTTTAGTTTTATTGTGGTTTGTTGTGTGGTGGTTGCTGCTGTTTTCCACGTCCTAACGGCCGCCTTCCAGTCTCGCATTTTGTTTTTACCAATAAGCCAGCCTTTAGCTTCGTAGAACGCTAGCCACTTCTCGCTTAAGTCGTCCATGCCTTGCTCTTGCATGTAGGCTGCTACTTGGGCTTGGCTAGGCACTTGAAACACCTTTTCTTTTATATTTTCTTTTATTATAACATTGTCATTAACATTAACATTAACATTATCAGCTTTTTTGGGTTTTAAAAAAAAGGCTTGGGTTTTTTGGGTTTCGTCTAAAAAGGGTTGGGTTTTTGGCCGTCCCCCTTTTTTGCCGTTCTCTTTTTGCTTTTCTATGTAGTTTTCGTACTTGCGTAAATCCCGCTTTAATTGCGTCTTAATTGACTCAAAAGCAACCTCTATAAGTAAGTCTTCAGTCTCTGGGTTTAAGTCGTTTACATAGCTAAAAATATGCTTAATTAACTTGCCCGCTTTGTCGTCTGGTAACTTACTAAAAAGGCCGTGCTGGTCGCAGTACAAAATAAACGACTTTTTGTCTTTAGCCATGGCTTGCGCTTTTCTCCGTTTTTTGTATTAGCTGGGCGTGGTAAAACTCGAAGCCCTTGTTAAACCAGTTCTGGTGCTCGCGCTTCTCAGCGTCTATACATTCATTTTTTAGCTTAACGACGGCTGTTAAAAGCTGGTCTTCGCTTAACTGTTTACGGCCATAAGCCATAAGTAACTCTAACACTTTTATAGTGTAGTTTTCGACTGGGGTGGTGTTTGGTTCCATAATAAAAATTTAGTTATTAGTTCGTTTTTTCTAGTTGGGTTTGAATAAAAAATGTCATAGTATTTATTGGCTACTCTGCTATTTAAATTTAAGCGCTCGCCAATCTGTCTAAATGTATAGCCAAAGTCTTCGCGTAGAATAACTACGGCCCAAAGCAGCTCACTGGGTGCCCTCTTGTTATAGCCTGTTAAATTGCTCATACGTAATTTATTCTACAGTTTGGGCAGTGGTTTTCTTCAAGTCTTGGCCTCCAGCATATGCGGCGGCTCTGTCCGCATTTTGGGCAAGGCAGTAGCTCTACGGTTTCTATTGAGTCAAAAACGCCCTGCCAGTAGTCGTGGCCCTCTGGCGTTTCGTCCCACTTAAAAGAGTCTAAAAGCATGTCTTTTAAAGTCTCAAAATGTCTGTACCTGTGATGGCTTTGAATATTACGCATAAAAGAGTCAGCCATGGGCAGTCTTTGCGCTTTGGTTTGCAGCTTTTCTTTAATTCTAATGTCCTGTATTTTCATTCCTTTATTGCATAAGTTACCTCGATGCCAAAAGCGTTATGCCCTAGCGTAGTTTCTGTAAACGCCTTTTTCATAACCTTAACCCACTCGGCTTGCGGTAGTGAAATGCCGTTTATAAACTCCTGTATTTCGGTGCTGTTAAAACTTTTGTCTGTGTGCTCTATTTCCACTGTAATTATAAAGGTTTTCATTGCTTTAAATACTGAATTACTGCGTTATACATTTTGGTTTCCTGTTTATAGCCTAGCTCTAAAAACTCGCTGTAACGCTTTGAGCCGTGTATAGCTGTGCTGTGGTGCCTGCCTAGCAAGTCGGCCATGGTAACCCAGTTAAAGTTATACTCGTAGCGGCCCACATAGAAAAATAACTGTCTGGCTATTACGGTAGTGCGGTTTCTGGTTTCACCCATAAGCTCGCCTGCTGTCGTGTTAGTCACTTGGCAAACGGTTAAAAGCACTTTGTGCGGCTGTGAAATGTTACCCGTACTAACTACCAGCTTAGGGTAGTTTAGCTCTTTTTTAAGCGTTTCTACCTCTTTGTTATGCTTGGCTACCATTTTATTAATTTGCGTCTCTAGGTGCGCTATTTTGCGCCTGCATTGGCCATATAATACCAAATAGTCTGGCTCGTTATTTAATACTTGCACTTTTAGCCTCCTTTCTCTTTTTAGCCATGTGGCGGCGCTTCTGCTCTCTAACCCTGCGGCCAAACTCGCCAGCGTTCCAGACGTCAGTTTTTAACTGCTCTACCTCTTGAATGTGGGTAAAACGCGCGTCTCTAAGTTCGTCGTTAAGTTCCCCAGCAATGCGGGCCCAAGTTTGCTGGGTGTCTTGTAGCTGCCTAATTTTATTGTTTTGTTCTAATACTTGAACTTGCAAAGCTGCGGACCTTTTAACGCTGTGCTTATGTAGCTTTTCAATGCGCCGTAATTCGTAGCGCAATTCATAAATAACGCCAGCGGCAACAATAGCGGCTAGGCTTAGTGCGGTGTAAAATAAGTAAATCATGGGTTTAGTTTTCTAAAGGTTTCTAAGGTGTATTTGAAACCCGCGTAGCTCTTCTCGGCGTGCGGGCCTTGTCTAAAAATGTTATTATAATAACGGTGCCCGTCTATTGGGCCTCCTGCGCTGTTGTAGGCTTTAATAATAGTGTCGGCCTCCTCTTGGAGTCTGCGTTCAGCTAAAATAATAGCCATGCGTAAGGCTTGGCTTGGCTGTCTGTGTAAACCGTGGCGCGTCTCAAAGTTATTATTGTCTTCGAGGCCCAGTAAGTCTAAAATTAAGTTTTCTATTGGTGTGTTCATGGTTCGTTATTAAAGTATTCGTTTAGTGCGGCTTCTGTGTAGCCCGCTGCGGCTAAAAGCGCTTTTATTATTTGCATATGTTCGTGAATGTCTACGGGCGCCTTAGTTTCTATAGTAGTAGTCCAGCCCTCAAAAGTCATTGTAATTTTAAAGTCTGTTGGTCTCATTTGTCGGCCCTCCCTTTGTACATTCTGCGCTTGTAAAGCATTTGTGTAAAATCGTCAAACTCTGGTATAAACTGGTCACGCTCAAACTGGTAAGGCGTAGCCTCTGGCGTTTCCTGTTTAGACTTTCTTAACGACTTTTTAACGAAGTGAGCGCAGTAGGCCACCGCAATGGTGACAGGCGCTAAAATGATTGGGTAAATAATGTCTAAGCTCATGTTTTTATGTTTTTATAAGGGGGCGATTAGACCCCCGTTAGTAAATTTTCTCTCTGTGCTTGGTTAAACTTAAAGTCTTCCTTAAGAAACTTATTAAATAATGACTTGGCGTGTTTCCAATCCTTGGGCGTTATGTTCATAACCCATTTTTCAATATAAACTCTTCTCAAAACTTGCCCATAGCCACAGTTGTCATTAAAAGCAATAGTGTACCCAATGTATTTAGCATTCTCGCTCTGGGTTACATTGTTTATGTTATGGTCAGCCCATTGGTAGACTCCATCAATAAAACTTCCGCAAATTTCAGTATATGAGGAATCCTCAATACTAGAAAAACGGTTGTAAATAGCCATGTTAAAGGCGATGTCGCCATCCATGCCTAAAAATTCACTCATTGTTTTTTGTGTGTTTTTCATAGTGTGTGTCATTTGTGTATGCAATTATACGCACATAGTTTGCACACTACCAAATAAATTGTAAAAAAAAGTAAAAAAAGTTTACAAAAAAGAAAAGCCCCCAGTAAAACCGAGGGCTAACCTATGAAGAACAGAACACCGACTAACCAAGTCGAGGCGCAAATATAAGTTATTTCTTTTCTATGGCCTCGTTTATAGCCCGCATAAGCCTTATGCTTTTCGGCTCGGCCTTCTCCCAGCGGGTTAACACCTCGCGCTCTATGCCTACCTCTCTACAAATTTGCGCTAAGCTGGTGCCCTTGTCTACGCATTGCTTGCGCCAGTGTTTAACTAAATTCTCATTTGTCATATTGCAAATATAACAACAAAAGCCGTATTTTTGTAAACATGAAGCCAGAGCATATTTTAAGCAAGTCTCGCCTAGACTTAATAAATAAGGCGCCCTCATTGTATAAACGCAAATATATTGACGGGGTAGACGACAGCACAGAAACGCCAGCGCTATTGCTTGGCAAGGCTGTACACTGTAGAATTTTAGAGCCTGCCGAGTTTGGTAAGCGTTTCACCATTGCGCCCAGTATTGACAGGCGCACTAAAGAGGGTAAAGCCCTTTGGGAAAGTTTCAGCGAACAGGCGCAGGGCCTAAGCGTTTTAACCAAAGAGCAAGACGAAGTAATAGAAGGTATTAACGCCTCTGTAATGAGCCACCCAGCAGCCAGTTACTTGCTGCGCCTAAAAGGGGTAAGCGAAGTAATGGTTAACTGGACCGACGAAGTAAGTGGCTTGCCTTGCCGTGGCATTTTTGACAGGCTTACTACTAACTCTATTATAATAGACTTAAAAACAACTGACGACGCAAGCCCCAAAGGCTTTGCTAGAAGCTGCCATAAGTACCGCTACAACGTGCAGGCTGCCTTTTATATGGACGGCTTCGAGAGGGCCTATAATGAGCCCTGTGAAGGTTTCTTTTTTATTGCAGTCGAGAAAGCCCCGCCTCACTTAGTGGCTGTCTATTACTTGAGCGCTGAGGACATACAGCGAGGCCGTGACGATTACCGTAAAAACATAGAAGCGTTTGAGGCCTGCGTTAATATTGACGAATGGCAAGGCTACGGAGACACAGTACAGGAATTAACACTATTTAACCATGGAAAATAAAACAGAACTAACCGAAACAGCCGCACCACTTAGCAGCTTCGAAATGGCCCAGAGACAAGCAAAAGCCCTTAGCGCTTCAGACTTGGTACCCCAACAGTACAAAAACAACGTAGCTAATACGCTGGTAGCCCTAGAAATTGCAAACCGAATAGGCGCTAGCCCCCTTATGGTTATGCAAAACTTAAATATAATACATGGCCGACCTAGCTGGGGCTCGTCGTTTATTATAGCAGCTATTAACGGCTCGGGCAAATTTACCGCCCTGCGCTTTGTTGGTGACTTGGCTAAGGGTATTAAGGCTGTTTGCCAAGAGAAGGCCACAGGCGAGCTGCTAGAGGGCCCTACCGTTACTATGGAAATGGCCAAGGCAGAAGGCTGGCTAGACAAAGCGGGCAGCAAGTGGAAAACTATGCCCGAGTTAATGATGAGGTACCGAGCCGCTGCGTTTTTTGGTAGACTCTACGCCCCAGAGATTACTATGGGCATGCACAGTACAGAGGAGGTCGTAGACATTCAGCACGAAGAGCCCAAAGCCGTTGCAGCTATTAACGAAGCCATTAAAAAGTAATGCAGTATAACTCTGACTTTCGTTTTGACTTATTAATAGGCAATGAAATAGAAGGCGAGCTAGGGGTTATACTAAATTACAAACGCATAGAAGTTAAGAGCGACAAGGCAGCACATAGAACAGGCAATGTCTTTGTAGAATACGCCAGCCGAGGCAAACCGTCTGGGCTGGCTACTACGCAAGCGGACTATTACTGTTTTGAAGTTAAAGAAACTTTCGTTTTAATAAGCGTTATAAAGCTAAAGCTAATATGCCGCAAGTATTTTAGAACAGAGAGAGACATAACAGGCGGCGACGAAAACACTAGCAAGGGTATACTGTTGCCAGTGCTCGACATGTTAGCCGAGGCTCTGTAATAAGTCCTTAGTTTCAATAAGCGTATAAGTGAAGCGGTTGCCGTGAATGGTGGCCGCTTTTTTTGCTATTAACATAAACTCGTTAAAATCTGCGACGCGTTTAAATACGGTGCAGCCGTGGCTCCAGTCGTCAACTCGCACAGAGTCGGCCCCAGCTTTGTGTATGTTAATACCGAAAATACCAGTTTCTTTTTTGTCCTCTTGGTAGACGCCGTCGTTACTAAAGTCTCTGTAAACGGTAACGGGTCCGCATTGCTTAAGCGCTTCGTATTTGCCTTGGTGTAAGCCGACATGGTGCGAGCCCCTATACTGGTTAGGGACTAAGCGAGCAGTGCCCTTGCCGTTGTCAACTGTACAGGGCCAAGTCTTTACAACCCAGACGCCGTCCTTTTTAAAGGCCACAGTAATAAAGTCGTCAAAAGCGTTAGTAACTTTTTTGCCAGTAGCAGAGTTGCGAATACCTATAATATTTAGGTTATAGTCGCCTTGCTCAAAAAACAAATATTTCTTAGCCTCTAGGCTCAGTTTTAACTGTAAATGTGTTGGTGTCATATTATACAAATATAAATAAAAGCAAAGCAACTGCTAGGCCCGTAGTAATACGCTTAAGTTTCTTATAGCGCTCGTCGCGCTTTTGCAATTCGTCTAATAGCTTAGACTGGATTTTGTCCTGTTGGGCTATAACCTCGGCGTCTATTTTGCGGTATTCAATACACAGGGCCAAGT